GCCATTCGTGACCTCGGTAGACCTTCCGCCCCAATTGGTGGCACCGCAGCGGGTGGCGGGGTGACTAATATTGTGCAAGGTGGCAATACGATGATGGGCGGTGGAGGTGGTGGTAACGCAGCGCAAATCATTCCCGCACCCATTGATCGTGAACCAACTATTCGACGTATTCTTGACGGTGCCCTCTCTTAAACAAAAAACCCCCACGAAGTTGCCTTCGTGGGGGCGCTGTGACTCACCGTGAGCGGTGATTACTCGTCGTCGAACTTCGACAGACGTGCGTCCACTTCATCATCCTCATCATCATCATCGGACACAGAGGGAGGCGTCCACGGACGAGCCGCAGCAGAGGGAGCCGGCGCAGGATCTTCGGTGCGACCCAACGACCGACGCGGAGCAGGAGTCACATCTCCCGCATCATGCGGCGTGAGATATGCCGCCGTATCGAAACCCATCACGCGATCAAGTTTCTTCTTGAGTTCGTCGTAGGACTTAAACTTGTCCGGCGACACAATCTCGGTGAGCGACCGCAGACCATTCAAGGCCTGAAGAATCGCCTTCTCGTCACCCTTCAGCAGCGGCGACGGAGACTCAAACACCGAGTCATCATAGTTAGGGAATCCCGCCTGCTTCTTCTGACGCAGACGGAAGTTGGCCCCTTCAAGGACATGGAAGGGATCGAACGGCGTATCCTGCTCGTATTCCGGTTCGATGGCCTTCTTAATCTTCTCGAAAATCTTCTTGCCATAGCGGAACAGGAACACCTTCCCTTCGTTCTCGGGATTGCCCTTGTCCTGAATGACGTAGATATTGGAGACATAGGTCTGCTTCCGCGACTGCTTGCGCACCTGATCACGGAGCGTTTCGTCCTTTGTGCCCCACAGACGACTATTGTATTCTCCGAGTGGGTCATTCTCACCGAGCGTGGTGCGGCTCAGTTCGATATACCAGCCATTCGGACCTTCGAAGGCGTGACGATAGAACGTCACAAACGGCAGTGACTCAGGGGGAGGCGCGGGCAGAAAACGAATAATCGCACTACCATTGCCTGCTTTGTCAACCGTAGGCTTCCAATACCCTTCATCGGAATTAGAATTTTCACCAGAGGTGGTTTTTACGGCCTGCCGCAATTTATCAAGTGAGGTGGTTTTAAGAAGCGAGTGAAACTGAGAGGGAGACATGCTTATCCTTTCGACATAGGTTCATAGGTGATATAGGTAACGACAACAACGACTAGTATATCCTACCCGAGTTTATCTTGCAAGCAGGAATTATCTTTCAGGAGTTTTTTGCCTGACATTTCTTCCATTAACGCTAACTTCAATTTAGGTGTGAGCAGACTCTTCACCGATTCATATTCACGATCATAATGTTCACACAACTCAATAATGGCATCAAAATGCGTCAATTGGTACCGACGCACCAATGTTTGTACCACACGGGTGAATTCTTGGGGCGTCGGTACCGTACCGAGTTGCTCATCGCCACGTTGAAACATCTTGCCATAACCAGATACATTCATCATCGCTGCACCATTAGTATACCACACTATCCGCGATAAAATTTATGTTGTCCAATCGTGACCACATATTCCAACGTCTTTGACCATGCCGGTTTAATATCCGTTCGATGAAAATGTGTAACAGGATACTCTTCTTCCAGTTCGGCACGTTCTTGTAAAAAGAGTGTGGCCAATTTTACATACTGAGTCGGCGGGCGACGCATCCAATTCGAACGGTGTAACGTCCACGAGTACTGATAGGGTTGATAGACAACGCCACAGATAGACGAGGAATATCCAGGCAAACCGACCCGATTAAAGACGGTGGCGGCCACGGCTTGCATTCCCTCAAAAGATTCTGTGCCGGCTTCAAAAAATATAACTTGTGCCAAACATAGAGTTGCGTTCGATGGGCGCACGACCCGACGACGAGCCATCGGACTGGGTTGAACATGCGGCGGTCCACTAAGTGTCGCCGCAACCGACAGAACCGAAGGTAGCGGCGTGGGCGGCGTCACCAGCGACGGGGCTGACATAAACGCAATGAGTATCATCCACACAGCGAATACGCGACTCACCCATTCACGAGCGGTTTGAAGCATACGTACTCCTTCTGGTGTAATTCGAATTCGTAGCATATAATATAATTGCCGGTTTGACTCAGCAGAGCCGGCGTGCTGTCGTCAGATGCTTACGGACGCGGCGGATAGACGCCGTAGACGCAGATACACTTGCGAGGTTTACCCTGACTGAGTGAGACATTAAACGGAATTGGTTGACCCGACGCATCGCGCTCGCGGAGATCCGGTACCGCGAAATTCGTCTGACCGTTCCCGCCATAATACGTGCTAATCAAACTATACAATGCCTGATACTGCGCAATAGGCAGCACAGACCCATCGCAATCATGCCAATATTCTGGCGCAAAATTTCCCGCGAATGTACCAATCTCTCCAATAAACGGATCCACACCCATTGTTACCTCCAATAAAAAATGCCGGTTAATATCAGCAGAGCCGGCGTGCTGGTGACGAGCGTTTCCCCTCCTCACAACGAGGCGTGCTTTCTGTTGCCCGGTACGACGCCAATACCGCGTACGGTATTCAATAGGAACCCGTACAAGTGCTGCTAGGCAGCCATTGCGTAACTGTAGTTGTCAGTTACTGGTGTCTCTGTTTAACGTCAGCGACTTGACGACTGTCTCCATGTCGTTCTGCCGATACCCCGTCGAAGCCTTGTCGCCCCCATCAGAAACAATCATCTGGCGAAACCCATGATAATAAAGATTCACCGCTGCGAGAATACCCCAACAAATTCCGAATGTAATCATGATTGCTTCTGGTGGAGGCGGCGGGAGTCGAACCCGCGTCCGCGATATCCGTTCAACACTTCATCGACAATATCAATATTTAGGCAAAACCTTCGTCTCTTGGGTCATCATGCGCAATCAGATGATCCCCATTTGATACATGTAAGACCGACGCAATTTTTGCCACCGCATCACGAATCGCTTGGTCGTTCATCGCAATATTAGCATAGTAAATCTTGGTAATCATGTCATCGCACCACTGGTAGTACTCTTCGACATTCTTAAATTTTGGCATATGCTTATCCTAACACGGTATTTACTTGTTGCGCGAACATATCAACACGAGTTCGAAGGGATTCGCGCCACTGCGCGACTTCCGTTTCTTGCCACAAAATACGATCCGGCAACAACTGCGCAATGACCACCGTATCAATCGGTCCTCGACCCCAATGCTCGGTCAGTGCGTCGGCATAAAACGTACCCTGTATCGCATAATTATCCAATCGATTACCGCTCTTACGTTTTTTGCCAGTTTTGAAATCCAAAATCGCATGGCGCCCATCCTGTAATTCTACCGCCATGTCCATGCGTCCCGCAATTCCATACGCCGTCGAGGCCACACGAGTTTCTGAGGCAACCACTGCGCGTAACTGCGTATTCAACACGGTCGCAATATGCGCACCATAGGCGACATCTTCGGGTTCTTCAAACAGCGACCACCCAATCTGCTGTCGTGTCACAAAATATTCGCAAAATTTATGCCACCGAGTGCCCCGCGAGGCCGCTTTCTCTGTGATTGAGGTAGCCGCGGCATGCCCAACTCGCTGTCGCCATTGCTGAAGCGATTTTCGGCCCTCGTCATCCGTGGCGGAAATCAAATTAGAAATCGACGGAAACAATTGCCCGTCGTACAGATACCATCGTTTGCCATCGTGTAACGTTTCAGTAATTGGCAATGAAAGCGTCAGTGGTGTATACGTAATGGTACATGCCGGCACACCGTGCGCGGTATACGACGTAATGGGAAACTGTTGCTCATTCCACACAGACATAGCAGTTAGTATACCATAAATATGAGTATGACAACTCTTATTATTGTGCTATTACTTGGATTTGTTGCCGTATGGGCAGTGGCTGGATGGTCGCTCTATACGCAGCGAATTCCGCCGACTCCAACCACAACTCCTGCCTATTTAACGGATTGCGATCCAGGCGACGAAACGGATTAGATTTCACGTTTGCCTGGTTGAGGCACGTTAATCGTACTGCGCAAATTATTCTTTTTCATTCGTGCTAATTTATCCGTCCATGTAGTCGGTAAGTTTGCACGACCCAAACGGAACGCATCACCCAACGCCGGCGCCGACGGAATGCGTTCAATACTATTTGCTGCTTCGCAAAGTGGGCAGGGTTCTGTCAGGGGAATATCGCGTTGGTCATAGGGAAGCATAATATCTTCAATCACTGCGTCACACGCGGTGCAGCGATAGTCATACATGGGCATAAGATATCCTCATTTTGAAAAAAACGTGACTGGACCATTCTGTCTTTATTTATTGTGTACTGTAAATGATATATGTTTGCGGCTGGTGAGGAGAGACACCTCTCCCATTCAAGGGAGTAAAAGGTGTCTGACCGGTGCTTGCGTCTTGGAGCCGGAATCGACATGGATAAGAGGAGATTACTGTCGGCGGTTAGCCTGTACCGACCGATACTCGTGTGAGTACCGCTCCAGCCTCTCGCATTGCTGCCCAACGGGATGACTCATAACCGTTATCCTCCAATCATGAGTCACTGTGGGTCGTCAGGTTCGACGTGCCCCACATCATTGTGTTACATTATGACGTTCCCATCATACACTCGCGGGTCTCGCGCCGATACGATTGCACGGACACTGAAGCCGCGGTACGTATCTGATTAGATGGTAGTATATAGCAAAATCGAACCACTACAACTTATGCCACAATATTTTTAACGGAACCGACCTTGTGTGAGATTGAGTCGTGAGAATTCTGCGCGGTCTACCAATTTCACGAAGTTTCCTTGATGGTCTACTGCGACGAACCCTTCGTGCGATCCTGCAACCACACCCTTATCTGACGAATAGAAGGTGCTGAGAGTTCCCGGTGCGTTCAACTTTTGAATAATAAATGTCTTGGCGGAAATGACGGCCTGTTGCCACGCCAGCACATCAACGAGCGCATCTTCCGTGTCGGTGATTATCGCTTGTAATTGTTCATACTTAGCGCGTGAGCCGGCTTTACCGGTGTCAGTTTTTTTAGTGGCGCCTTCTGCGTCAGCCCGCGTAGTCAAATGCGCGTTAAGACGTGCCACAAACATCTTTGGACTGAGGGTAATCGGTTCTCCACCCCGCACCAGACTATTTTGAAAAATCATAAACTCGGATTGAAGTAACGCACTTGCAGCCAATGCGGTCAGAAACGCATTAGATTTCATTTTACGAGTGCGCGTGTCAATCTCCGCAATCAGGGTGCGCAATGTCTCGTGTTCCGCAGAGGTGAACGTCAGCGTCCCTGAGAGGTCTTGATACCGAGACGACACCAAGACGACTTTGGCGTTGGGTTTGAATACCTTAATATTTGCGCCTGCTTCGGCGCGTAAGGTAGCCAGCGATGTCCCCGTATAGGTTGTATGAAAGCAAATGCCAAATCGGGCTGCGGCTACTTTCTTACCCATGTCACTATTAACGGGCACGCCGTAGATAATAGTATTGGGTTTGAAGGTGATGTATTTTTCGCCAAACACGGTAAGTGTTTGTTTGAGCGTGGGAGTGAAGAGCACATCCCCCTGTAAGATGTGCGGGAACTTCAAGGTCTTGAGCGTTTCAAACGCAACTTGCATGGTCGCGAGCAGCCCTGGCTTATCTCCGTATAAGGTTTTTAAGTCAGCCGGAGTTTTTGCAATGCGCGGAGTTTTGGCAAACGCGCCTTTGGTACCAACAAAAAATTTACCGTCCGCAGGGTCGTTCCCCGCAATAATGGCAGGTGCTCCGTCAATTTTGACGGTAAGGTTGACCGGCGCATTTGCGTGACCTTCAAAAAATTTGGTGAGGCCTTGGAGCGTTTGTAACGCCTCTTGCGCACCATCCGCATATTTGGTCAATACCAAATCTTCCAGATGGGTGAGATGCTTAATGACCTTTTTCTCGTCGGCCTCGCGCAGCGTAGAAACGGTGAAGCATTCTCTCCATTGTGTAAAGGGCAAATACGCCATACGGTTACTCGAAGGATTTCATGTGCGACCGAATCTTCCATGCCCACTTGTCGTGCGCGAAGATGAGGTCTTGCATTTTGTTTTCGGTGCCGGTATCGCCAGCCGCCGCGGCCGCATCCTTTACCTTGTGTAATGACCCGAGCACTACCGTATTTGCTTGGAGCAGGTCTGCGAGAAGGGGCTTGGGGTCACCGTTTGTAAATACGGTGCTGTCAATCTGACTCAGTTCTACCACCGCTTGAATGGAGTTTGGTGCGTAGTAGCGATGGAAGCGCATAATTTCCGCGACCAAATCCGCTGAATCAAATACGGCTTCGTAGAGTTCACCAAAGAAATCGTGGAGCGGTCCAAAAAATGGGCCTTCGACATTCCAATGAGCACTATGAGCACGAAAATACATGCCATAGACATTTCCAAGCAATTCTCGTAAGGCACCAACTAACACGGTGGTTTCAGCGGCCATAGAACTCTCCTACGAGTATTTATATAAGGCGGAGAGGCTATAGCCTCTCCGCCCCCCTCGCACGGCTATTCCGTCAATGTGGGGATAGTTGACTGGATAGTAATCAGACGCTTCTTTTCCTTCTCTGGAATCACATTTTCCACGATAATCGTCAGAATACCATCTTCCAACGCCGCATCACGCACTTCGGCGGTTTCCACGAGCGGAATCCGCTTTTCAAACGATCGCAAGGCCAGACCCCGATAGAGGTAGCTGCTGGTCTCTTCCGTTGCAGGGCGTGCGCCCTTCACGGTGAGCACCTGCTTCTCCACCGAGATTTCCAAGTCCGAGGACTTGAATCCCGCCACCGCGATATCCAAGGCATAGAGGTTGTCCTCCACCTTGCGAATATTGTGCGGGGGATAGCTGGTTTGCGTAGAACTCACCTGCTGAAGTTGCGATCGAATATCGTCGAAGAGACGATCGAATCCGACCGTGTATTGCGTGAGTTCGGTGGGGTAGGGGTCTTGCAGGGCATTAAAGAACGAACGGAGAGCGAGTTGTGTCATAGTAGTCCTCCTTGAGCGACTATAATTCGCCGCAATCCCCGAAGGCAATTGCGACTACGGTTAACATTCTCTAGTATATCATCACTCCTATTTATACCGGCGGCTAGTTTATCCGTTTACTAATTTGTCGAACGACGATAATAAAACTCGCCCAACCAACAAATATTCCTGCCGCAAAACTAAGGCAGCACATACTCCTATTTAGGGCGCATACAGACAACTGCCAGGCAACATTTTCAATTCTAAACATTTGCGACAGGTACCACAGTTGATATCTTTATCTGGGTGCGTATTTTTTATGCAGGTTCGCACCAACGGTCGAATGTGATTTGGTATCGTACTCCAAATTTCTGCCTTAGTCATTTCAACCATCGGAAAGACAATTGGCACGCCGGGATGCAATATATTCCACGCAGTTTCCAATTGGGTATACTTTTTATCCGCAGTATACATACCCGAATATTCCGACGCATTTACTCCATACCACACTTCACAGATTGATGTATCTTTTGTAACACACAACGACACCACCGGCAGAATCATCCATAGTTGATAATGCCATATTTTTTTGGGTCGCGGTATCGGAGTAAAAATTTGACACATGCGAACATCGACATTGAGAGCGGCGGCAATATTTTTAACCGCGCCCGGATGAAACGACATGTCGGCTCTCGGTGAGGTGTCTTCTACGGTAACGACAACATCGTCATCGTTGCGACGTAATAATAGTGCGGTGCTCTCCACCCCACCCGAGAAGAGAATCAGTCGTTTCATGGGCGCATAAATGTGGGCACATCACGATGCTTCCACGAGGCAAATGACCGCTTATGTGTCCGATAGTATTCGTGGTAGGATTCAACCGCTGTGCCGCGCTTACACGATTCGGGCATGGCTGCGGGAGGTTCAATAAATGCGCCCGCTGGAATACGACTTGGCACCTGAGAGAGTGCGGGGAGCAATTTCGCACAGCCATGCACTTTGCCATACCGATGGGTGTATTCCGCAAGTAGCGACTTCCACAGGTTTAGCAGCCAGACGTAATTGGCGTCGCTCTGGCGCGTCCATAGACAGGATGGGTGGTTCGCATGGGTCGCTTTGTATAGCGTCGTCTCACGGTCGTCTGCGAGCGTCCAGATGGTCTTTTTTCGCGGAGTCGTAAGAGTCTGTTGAGTGCCGTCCAGAATGCGATGCGCGGTCGAGAGTAGTTGCGCGTACTCGATATTCATCTTAGTGACATGTCTATCGACGTGCCACTGCGCACATTCGTCGGGGTCAGGCGACAAATAGAAAATATTCATGGGGTGTAGTATAGCACACGACTACTCGTCGGTATCTGGCAACTCTCGCTTGGTGCGCGGAACTTTCAATCCTTTATATCGAATGGCTTTTGCCAACCGTTCATCTTTATGGGGCTTGCACATCAAGCACCCATTTCGCTGATGTTTCGGCCGACGCCGTTTATGATTTGCCATATTAGGTCGTAAGTAAGTCGGGAAACGCTTTCTTGACGATATCTTTGGTTACCGGATATTTCTTTTGTAGTGTCTTATCTTTTACGGATAGTAACACTTCTGCCTCATCGGGATGTACTGATTCCAATAATTGTACAAACTGCATCTCTAATCGGTACTTAGGTACATTGCGGTCGTTTTGCGGTACCGCACGACCCATGAGTTCGGCATTTGCGCTCAACATTGTATTCTGCGCGTTACGCACCGTGGCATCTACCTGCTGCACTTGTGCGTTGAGTGCTTGTCCTTCTTTCATCACGCGCTGCGAGTTTTCGATGGCGCGCTTCAGCCGCAATTTGGCTTGCTCAATCGCATCCTTCGCATTTTCAATTTCTTTTTCTGATTCCCGATACTCCGCAATCTTCTCTTGAAGTTTTTTGCCCATTTCTGCTTGCGTGGTTTCCAGTTCAGTCAACTGTTCTTTCTGCGTCTTGCTCAGACTATCCAATGCGGAATCGCTTGGCTGTAACCAGAGGTAACTCAACTTGCGCGTTTCCGCGTACAAGGTCGATTCGGTCTGGTCAATTTCATTTTCGTTGCGCTTAAATGGCGGTGCGCCTTCGGGTAGGTTATATGCGATATTCGGGTCGAAATTGTGCTGGAGTAATAAACGAAGAGTGGGGCTATCGTGCTTCTTCAGCCATTCGACTTTTTTGGCAACTGCGCCTTCTCCTGTGAATTCTTTGAGCTTTGCTAAAATTTCCGAAATCTGAAGTTTCATCGCCATGGTCTAATCCTTTCACGCTCTCACTGGAGCATGGTATATGTGTCTCTGTCTATTTAGACATCCACCGAACCCATTAAGCCCATCATTGTGTGCCACATCGCAATACCTGCGGCAGTTGACACGTTGAGTGAACGCAGAATGCCAGGCTGAGGAATAGTGTAGCACAGTTCCGTGCGACACAATGCGTCGGGAATGCCAGTTTCTTCCGCACCAAAGACTAGACAAATGGGGGTCACAATTTTGGTAGGTTGAAAATCAAAGAGGGGCGCGCCGCCTTGTTCAATTAAAATCGGGGTATACCCATTGACGCGGATAATCTGCATGGCATCGTCCCACTTAAAGGGTTCCAATTCTCCGCCAGATTCAAAATGCATCAATTCAATATAATTGTGCGCCCCGACTGTGCTGCGACGATCATACTTCTTTTTTCCAAAGATAAACACGCGCTCTGCACCCATGACACATGCGGTGCGAATAATCACTCCTGTGTTAAGATCCCCTGTGATATTGGCCAGCGCCACCGCATAGGGTAACTGTTTGGATTTTGCGAGTTCGCGCAACTCGTCCACGGACAGATGTTGTAATTCTGTCATGACATTGAACGGAGTGAGTTTTGGCACGGAGTCGGGATGCATAATAGGTTATGATGCTGTGTACGTTCTAGGTTTTCTTGCTGTAATGGTTTTTCGCGTTATAGCCAGTGACCACGAATCCACCCGACGACGGTAGTCGGACGAGCGGAGACTTGCACGTTGGGCAAAGAGCATGTTGTGAGGCCGTGTATGAGGGGAAGAGTAACTCATACACGGCATCGCATTGTTCGCAGCGGAAATCCCACAACGGCATAAACTACCGACCACCGTTCATCCCATGCCATGCCGAGTAGCACGTCTTAGAACAAAAGACATGCGCATCCCATGAGCCAGTATGTTCATTGATGTATTGATAGTTAAATTTTTGCCCTTTGCCGTCCGTTTTATCTCGACCGCAAAACTCACAGTCTCGAAAGGCATTGCCACGTACTGCGCGGCGATTTACAATTACAGTCGTCATAACGCTCCTCATAAAAATGACAGCACTAGTATAGCAGATATAGTTACGATTGACGAATTAAATGTTCGGGAACGTCGCTAATGTGCGGGGATTCTGTGTGGGTAGTTATTATAGGCGTGTTGGTATTTTCGATAGGAATATTTGCCGGTGGTGCATCTACGGATACCGGCATAGGAATATCTGGTGTGCTCGTAGTAGAAACAACGAGTGGACTAGCCAGTCGAGTAAATAAAATATTGGCCGCAATCAACAACATAATTGCCATTGGGTCAAATACGATCATCAAAATTCCCGTTAACCAAACAACAGATTTCCGAATAGTTTCCACATCATCGTTTCCATAGACCGCTTGAGCGACATAACGGAGGGGCCCAATATCGGCGGTTGCTTTGTTCGTGTCGGTTTCTGTGACGACTCGTTCTTTTTGCACCGTAGTGAGATCACCATTGATACGCTTTAAGTCGGCTAATAACGCCGTGCGTCGAGCGGCATTTTCTCGTTGGACTGTCACCGCCCCTTGTGTTCCACGAAGCCGTTGTGCGGCACCTAATTGCGTGACAAGTTGCGTAGATTGTTCGGTTAAGGCTTTTAATTCCGCGTTGACCTGTTCGCGTTCTTCCTGTAATTGTGTTTCGCGTAATTGGATTTCTTGTAAGGTCAGTTGCGCCGTCGTATATCCCGCTTCACTCTCCACATGGGCGCGAGTGAGATACCCAAAAATACCCATCGAGGTGACACACATCAGCACTAGAATCGCCCCGAAAAAATACGTGCGGAGAAGATATCCTGCGAATTGCCGATAGCGATACATCCACGATACGGCAACAAGTTTGGACACTTCTAACATTCCTGCTAAGACCAGCACGGGCCAATACGCACCAGAAAAAATCATGGCAAGACCCACAACGGAATAAAATCCCGCTACCGCAGACAACGAGAGTCCGGTCAAAAATGTAACCCAGGCAAATTTGCGCATATTACGTATTTAGTGCGGGGTGACTGTTGCGTGGTAAATATGCGCGCCTCGCGGTTCAATATGAGCCGTATACTGTAATGTGGATAATCCGTCTTGTAATAGTTCTATAGAATTGGAATTTTGAACTCGTTCCGCATGAGATTCCTGTAATGCGTCGTGGCTTTGATAACCACCATAATACCATGACCACACAAGGTGTGAACGACTAGAGGAAATTTCATGATGTTTAATCCGCGCCAGTAAATTATCATCATCAGCACCCCATCCGAAGTATTGATTGGTATGCCCATTGATTGTGCGATACGCGATACGACCAAGACCTAAGGCTTTATAGTAGATGCTGTAGCTATTCCAAAATCGTGGGCTGGTTGCACTATACGGACCGTTAAATCCACGAGAATTCCATCGTCCATATCCAACGGGAGAATATCGTATAATATCAGTTGATGCGAATCTAAACGGGGTATCTGTTGGTCGTTCATATTCTGGAGGCAGATTTGCTTCCCGCATAGAATAAAAATCCCACACATCGGTTAAATTAGTATTCAGCAGGCGGTCAGGTTCCACGTAATTCAAATTAACGGGGCAACCATCAATTGGCAAAAATACGACACAATCATCTTCGTGATACGTATAGTCTAACCGCGAATTATTGCGTTCGAACATATCAAAGCCGACGTTAATATTCCACCCCAGATTAAACCCACGGTCATCGCGTTGATTAATCAATAGAATTCGATAATCCGTAATATATGACTCTCGTTCTAAATATTTGGGAAAATCAATACAAAATTGCCGTTCTTGTGCTTCTCTATCGCGAGATGGGACAATGAATAACACGCGATTCATAGCAGCGTCTCCACTTTAGGGGTGGGCGCGTAGTACAATATTTGGGTGTCTGGTGTTACATCGGACCGGTGTCGTAATTTTTCTAATACCTCCGCCGCAAAATTCCATGCGGTCATAACAATTAGCGTCCGTGGCGGTAACGTATAATCTGGTGCCACAATTGGTACATTATGATGTGGTGTAAATTTTCCTTGTTTGAGTGGATTCTCATCGATGAAACAGTTAATGTGATTACGTTCGAGACTATTCAAAATGGTCATCGACTTTGCCGTTGCTCCATATGCAATAATATGATACCCACGCTTAGTCCATATAGCCAATTCGTTATCTAACCATTCCCGAGTAGTATCTATTGTTGCCGCATATTCACGTAAACGCCGTGGAAAATGTACTCCGGTACTAAATTCCTCGCAGTATTGTTCGTATACTGTCGGCCGAAAATACACACCTTCGTGGTGATACTGTAGTTCAAATAAAAATGATGTGCCATGTATCGCAGGTTTAGAAATTTTTTCGATTGTCCATCCAAGTCGATGTGTTAATGCTAGCATAGATTTGATAGTAAAATATGAGATGTGCTCATGATAGATGGTATCGAATTCATTGTTACGCACCATATCAGCCTGGGACGTTTGAATATATAACCGGCCTCCATCCTCCAATACATTTTGGCAGGCTTCTAAAAATTCATCAACATGCGACGTATGTGCAAACACATTTTGAGCGATAATACACGAAACTTTCCCCACTTGTGCTGCGGCACGAGTTCCCCAAAAATCTACAATTACTGGGATTTGTTTTTTGTGACATCGTTCTGCTAAATTTGAGGCGGGGTCTACACCAATCACGTCCCATCCATGTGATTGAAATACTTCTAATTGTGTGCCGTCATTACACCCAATATCTAAAACACGGCCGCGGGGACAAGTTTCAGTAACTTGAGTGTATATCCAGTTAAAGTGTTCTCGTAACGTTGATGTAGTGCCACTAACGTACAAGTAATGTGAAAATAATAGTGACGGATCAACTGCATGTGATAATTGTAGATGACTACAGTGTTCGCAAAATTTTAACGCTAATGGAAATTCTGGAAGTTCTTCGGTATTATCATGCACAGCATTAGCCGGTGGTTGTTTTCCAAAATTGACTATTCGAGAAGGCAACGGTGAATGGCACGCCAAACATAAATCAAGCGATTGCATGGCACTCATAGGGCATCTCTCTGGTTGTTAACTGTGCAGAAGGATAATATTCATGTAGACTGTCAATGATATCTGAAATTGATGCGATCAACGAACAATTAAACGTAGTTTCAAATTTTGTTGAATCGATGATATAGTTATAGCGAGACGATGTGGTTTTACTAATTCCTTCGGGCGCTCGGTGCTCCACCGCAACATTTAATTTTTGTGCAACCGCATCGGCAATTTGAATATTCGTGCTTCCCAACGACGATAGGTTATAAATGCCCGCAGAATGGGGATTGTTCAAAATTGAAGTAATGCCCGATACCAGTTGTTTAGTATGAAGTAATGACCGACGTACCTCACCGCCAAATACATATATTTTATGTTGGGTGTGCGCGGTGTGATACATCATATTAATCATTAAATCGGTGCGTAACACTGGTGCTCCGCCGCAGACGGTGGCATAACGTAATCCCCACCATCGTGCATGAGTGGATTGCATTTGCATATAGTCGTCGAATGTGCGTTTAGTAAAATCATATTCTGTGTACGCAGGTGCATGGGGATGTGTTTCTGTGGCAATTGTATTCGACGCATCCCCATACACACTAGAACTGCTGGAGTAGATAAACAGTTGATCGGGTCGTAATTTATTTACAAGGTCAATTGGACCGGCCACGTTATTATACAAGGCGTCGGTGATGACTCCGCGGCTCATTGCGACACTAGAATGCCCCGCAAATAATATAACCGCATCAAACTGCTGAATAACTGATTTCGATAAATTTTGAAACTGCGTCGGCTCATAGGTGAAGTTGCCGCCACACAGACGACGTATGTCTTCTCGATTAACTGAGGATGATGGATGCCAGTATGCGTCTACCACATGCACATAATGTTGTTGTGCGAGTTCTTTCACTGTTAAACTGCCAATATATCCAAGACCACCAATAATCAAAATCGTCATTATATTGGTATTTAGTTGCGTATAGAGTAAGAATAATTGCACATAGACGAGAATAGTTGCGCCTACCGAAATAGACGCAACTATTCTTGGGGATAGTTGCGCCTACCGAAATAGACGCAACTATTCTTGGGGAGGAGGGTTACTGCTGCTGTGTTGCGGTCGGGGTATGTTTGACGACCCACTCCGTATATTCTGCGTCGGTGAGATAGACGACGTTCATCCACGCATGGGCCATCTCGTCAACCGTACGGTCCCCGTAGCCGACCCACTGCTCAGGGTCAGGGTTCGCCTTGTTGGCTTTGGTGTTGTCATACCACGCGGTCACATGAATGATGGTGCCCTTGGGAAACGCCGGTGCCGCATCATCCGCATAGATGTAGTTCGTCATCCAGTTGAAGTTGAAATCCTTCACATATGAAATAATCTGCGTCCGACCATTAGGTAGAATCGCTTCGACCTGCATCGCTTTGCCGCGCAGATGGAAGTGCGGCTGGAAGTTCGTGATGATGGTGTTCTCACGCAGGACGGTGAACCCTTCCGTATGTGAGATAGAGTTCGGGGGAATGTCGAGTCCTTCGGTGCCGTTCTTCAATCCCGTAAATGCGACAAGATAGGAACGCTTCGTGGGTTCCTGTCCCTTCGGATAGAACCAAAGTCCAAGTTCGCTACCGCCCGTGATTTCTTCACCAACAGCATGAATATGTTGATCCCATGAAATTTTTTCGCCGGGGAGTACAAGTTTGCCTGTTCCTTCAAGGTACCGGTCATACCCCTTCCCGATAGCCCACTCCATGAGTTGTGGGCGTCGATTCGCTAATTCGGCGGCCAGTTGTGACGCATTCCCTGATACAGATGCCGCAGGACGACCACCACCGATACCAGTATTCACTGCCGACACATTTTCGGGATTGAGAATCTGATACGCAATTGAATGATGAAGAATTTTTCGTGTCTGGATATTGGTGGGACGAATCTCGACCATGCGCACCCATCGCGGTTCGGTCACAGGGATATCACTGACGGGACGCCACCATTCATCTTGATGCACTGCCGGCATAGTTTGTTCCGGTGCTTTGACAATGAGATCCGGCGGGCCGTATCCGTCGCGTTCTCCTTGCCAAAACAACGACGTGGCAATTGGCTTTGGAACAAACTTAGTCTTGTCGCCTTGGAGCGCACCACCATCCACCCATCGCGCAATCAAATCAATCTGCTCGTCGGTCAGGGACATGTCATTCTTGAATTTAGTCACGCCCACACTACGTTCAATATGCCACGGGGGCATTTGTCGTGTTTGAACGCGCTGCTTAATTGACCGCGCCCACGGACGCGCCTCCGCATAGGTCGCAAGAGAAAACGGACCGATACTACCCGGCTCATGACAATTTTGACACTTCGCCTGAAAGATGGGGGCGACATCATTAAACGTGGGTGTCTGTGCCGCCGCCGAAGTAACACTGAATACACAAATGCCGATGGCCATGAAGAAATGAGACATCTTCATATCTACCTCCAGTAAACTAGATTGTTCCGAATGGATTGTAAAGATACGGCGTCAGGATGACGGCGAGTTTCGTCGCACCTATATTTAGGTGTACGCGATTACCAGCGACGGGGGTGTCGCTGTCGGTGTACCTGTTCGTACCAGAGAAACACTCCAGTACATCGAGGATCCGTGGGAGGATCGACCCATACGATACCGTATGGTGTGTAGATGGGTCGTGGCATCACGAGAGGACATGTGGGGTATCGCACGGTATACCCCGCGCCATAATACGAATCATATCCTGCCGCATCTACGGCACTCCCAATAACTGCACCAACGGCAGCACCGACTGCGGCCCCGCGCCAGGTGTTGTTCATGGTCGTCGCACATCCGGTCAGGGCAAGGATACTTGCGATGAGAATAAGAATAAAGGCAATTTTTTTCATAGGTCAATTATACCATACGTTAAGTGGTAGTGATGGTTAAGGTTTTGCCTTTTTTTGTAACCTTGCCTATCGCACGGAAATATGCACGAGGTTGACGGGCATTCGGCCCTCGATATACGGACTCTAACTGACCGTGAATATTGACGGTTGCTCCACGATGCCATACATTTCCTTCGCGCACGGCCCAGACCAATCCATCATCTGCGTGATTATCAAAACATATCCACAACACTGCCATAGACAACCCTATGTCATTTTAGAAACAGACTTCTTGCTCCAGAATCGACACGACCAGTATTTCGCTTTCCAGCGTGGGCCAGGATTATCGCAGCCGTGACGCGCACGGAAGTTCTTGCGACGTGCGGGGTCGTCTCTCTTTATCTCCATCTTAGGATCGCCGAAGTTGACTTTGACCACGTTGCCCTTATCGTTCTTTACGTAGACCGAAAACTTCTTCGGCCCGCTCGGGGTGCGGAACGGTTTGCCAAGAGTGACCTTACGCCCTTGATATTCCGACTCTTCCACATAGGAGTCATACCACCGCAAGTCTTCGTTCACAGGCGATGACACCTTTTGAATCTCGATGCGAATCTTGGGTTCATACCCATCAGGAAGCAGATTGCGCACACCTTCCATCGTATCAACCGGATCCTCTACGTAGTCTAACTGTAGCACTCGATCCGTGACGTTGAGTAGTAGTTGCGACGAGGTATTCATTTTATTTGTGTCACGGAATACGTCAAGGTTGCTATGCGGTCCGTGAAGTTGAGTACGTAATGCCGGCAACACATCCTTCACATGCTTGACGTTCTTCAGCAACACAATCGCATCTTCTCGGCGGGTGACCGACGATTTGTAATCATCAGGCTCGTCGGCTTGCGTATAGCCGGCATCCGGATACTCGTCACCGTGGTTGGTGCGCACAATCATCGTGCCGGGTTTGTGCTTGATGATGTGGGCTCTGTGCCGTGAGGTGAGTTCCACCGTGTAGACGGCTTCGGGCGACGCGATAATCGTGTGCCCCTTGACTCCACCCCCTACTGACGCGACGGCTTGCACCACCTCATCAATCGTTTTCTTGGAGAGCGCATAGCGAATACGAGCGCCGTCCTTAGACTTCTTGCCCTTGTCTTTGATAATCTTCTTTTCGTCTTCATCGTAACCGACGAATAGGGCGGTATTCACAATACCGATGCCGTATTCGTTCATGCCTTCCGACCAATCGGTTGTGATGTCATGGAGGAACGCGACTTCGGTGCCGTTAATCAACCCATGCACCACTTCCAAGTCGGGCTTATACGCACGGTCACGGTTCTTTGCAAGAATGACTTTATCATCTAGTTGCATGGTGACCCCGATGCATTCGGTGAGCGGGTCTTGCGTCAGGGCTTCCTTGAAGGATGCCGTGCCACAGCCGCAGTCTTCATCCACGTAGTCATCGTCGCTGTCTTTGCCCCACACTTTGCCTTTGTTACCCTTCACGCACTTGTCGCAAATCCGAAAGCCGAGTTTCTGCTCACGCGGCGACAACGGCGCTTTGCACTGTTGGCACTTGGTAATCTTTTCCCATGCTTCGCTGACTGACACGAGTTCGGTGAAGAGTTCGTCCAACTGCCCCGGTGTATCTTTCTTGTAGATGTTGACGAGCGAGTCGGTGCCCCATTCACGGTCTGCCGGTGTGTTGTCTTCGTGCTTCGGGGTCTTTCCAGCTTTCTTCATCGCAATCGCAATCGCGGCTTGCTGCGCGGGTGAGGACGCTTCGTTACTCTCACTCTTCCATCCCCCGCCCTTACTCTTATACCACTTGGCCGCCCACCCGTTCGCGTACGCACTCGGATACACATCAAAGCGTTTCTTCGCTTCGGATTTCGCACGACTCCACAGTTCGGGATTGGTCGGTACGTTCTTTTCCGACAACACGGATTCACCGATGCGATTGCTCACGGGACGTGGTGCGCCCCCAGTGCCTTTACGATCTGTCACGGGGTCTTGCGCTTTCTTGCGTTTCACTGCATTCGCAATCGCTTGCTTACCACCTTGTGCGCGGAGTTGTGTGGCTTTTTCTTTGGAGAGACACTTGGGTTTGCCTTCGCCTTCACCCCCACGGTCTTCTGCATCTCCACATTTACCGATGCGTTCGCCTTTGGTGTTGTAGCGATCCCAGCCACCACCACCGACGCCACCCGTCTTCCCTGAGCCAAACCACTTGCGAAGATCTTCTTCTACCTTCTTCAGCAGTGTGTAATAGTCGGGGCGTTCCGCCAAATGATCGAGCGCAATCTTTTCTGCGGTCTCGTCATCCGAGGTGTGTTCGCGTTCAATTTTGATGCCTTGTGCTAGTTGTGATTGAATGGCATCTACTGAGACACCGTGCTTCTTCGCAATCCCTTCAACCGAGGGGGTCGGTGCGTCGAGGGGTTGGGCTTCTTCGTTCTTGGCGGTATTGGAGACGTATTCTCCACCGTGTTCCAAATACCACGCGATCGCAAACTTGGTGGATTCGGGTGTCGGATGTTGCGGATATTCAGACTTTGCTATAATCTGTGCGGTCTGCCATAAATCTATATCCAGCGGTTTCTGCCCTTCGGTCAACCCACCTGAAATCATCTCGGTCGGGACATGCACCGGCTTCGACTTCTGCTTCTCTTGCTTCCACTTCTTTTTGCGAATCGCCATGTTGACGCCGGGTTCACCTTGTGTACCTACCCCGATGCCTGCAATCTGTCCTGACCCCGCACTCATCGTAGGGGCGGGCATGGCCGCGCCATCTTCAGACAGGCGTTTATTTCGTGTAGACATAGAGAGTTTCCTTAGAATGAACTACCGCCACCGGCACCACCCGAGCGGCCACCACCGAATCCACGGAATCCACCACCACTACCGCTTCCCCCGCCACTACTACCGCTTCCTGACGTTCCAGAGAGACCCCCGAAGACAATCTGAAGCCAATCGTTTCGATCAAATGATTTGGCTGTTCTGATAATATCCGACGCGACTTCTTTTGAATCTTGCGCGATATTTTTGAACGTATCCTTGAACTGATCAGTTAGCGTTTTCTTTACACGTTCAACTTGCCGACGACTGGGTTTGGATGTTTTCTCCGACTTTGGGGCTTCCTTCCCCGTCTTTCCCGTACCTTCCGCGCCTGCGCCCATACCCTTACGGGCTAATCCAAACTGATCACCAAACTCGTTGCTCTTGTCTACCAAGTCCTCGATGTCCATGTCCACGCGAATCACGGGAATATCGGACACGTCCTTATTGCCTGACATCACATCGTGCGTGGCCAGCGCCGCCCACCGATGATGACCGTCGAGCACGTAGCCGTCGTTCGACACAATCAACGGTTGACGTAACGGGTGTGACGCATCTTTCGTCTTGGGATCGTTATAGAGCGCCCACGCCATCCCTGCAACCTTATCCGCGTTCAACTGATTCTGCGTCGCTTTCATTTGCGTAGCGGGCATCTTTCCACGCTGAATCTTGACCCCTTCTTTGGTGAGGTATTCCAAGAACGCCGGTTCCGCGTTGACTTCCACATCCTTCGGGTCAATCCCCTTTTCTTTCGCCACTTTTTCCGCTTGCTTCCACGCAGCCGATCCAGGCACCGCTTTTGTTTTCAATTGTGGCATTTGGTCACGCGGGATTTCCTTGTTGCCTCCACAGAACAGATTGGTGCCAGGAATTGACACGGTGCAGAGATCGTAACTCGGTGGAGGAAGAATCCCTTGCTTCTTGACTTCCGCTTTTGCGGCCTTGGAGAGTTCCTCATCCGAGTAATCAGGATGCTGTTGCTTGATAGCGTTAGTTACATCCTTGACCGCCGTTAAATACTTCGCGGAGGCTTGACCTAACTGCGCCATGCGGGTCGCGAGTTTCTTTTCCGCCTTGGGATTATTTCCGACGGCTTGTT